CTCATCATGGTTCTGGCATTCATGTCGCACCACCCTTGTCAATGGGATGTCTTTGATGACGGTGACGACTGCTTGTTGATTGTTGACGATTCCGATGTTACGTGGGTGACCCAAAATGCCCACAAGATCTTCTTGACTTATGGCCATGAAATTAAGATCGAGAAGATTGCGAGAGAGCTGAGTGAGGTGTCCTGGTGTCAGTCGTCTCCGATTGAGTACCAAGATGGAAAGTGGAAGTTCGTTCGTGATCCCCTGAAAACGATGTCGGCCGATCTTGTTGGATCCAAGTGGCTGGCATCTAAGCAGGCACGCGGACGTCTCCTTTCCACCATCGGGTTGTGCGAGCTCATCCTCAACTTGGGTGTGCCCGTGCTGCAGGAGTATGCGTTGGCTATGATACGCTCCTCCGAAGGATTTTCGCCTTACGAATCTGGGGATTTTTACAATTCCGCCATTGCCTTGCGAGCTAAGAGGGAGATGAAGCTTTTTCACTTGAAGCATGTTGCCAAGTTGAATCCATCCCCGATCACTTTTTGTGCTCGCGTTTCATTTGCCAAGGCATTTGGTATCACTATTGATCAGCAGCTCATCTATGAGTCGCAATTGGCATCCTGGAATATTGAGCTCGAGGGTGACGTCCAGTTTCATGATGCGCCGCGGCGCACGGATACATGGGAGGAGACCAGATCTTGGTTTCCCGAACGTTACCCCTGAGGGATGTCAAATCTCAATGCGATCATTCCCTTCCGCCAGTCTCGCTCGGCTGGCCGAGGACGCAAAGTTACGAGCAAACCACAGAAGCGGAGGCCCAGGCGGGGCCCCCGAGGACCACGAAGGTCCAACCCAACCTCTCCCACAATTGCCTTGTTGGATGCTGGTGGAAACATGTCACGCTCTGAATCGGTGACTGCTCCTGTTTCCATGGGAATGGTGAGACGATCTGGTCGTCCTACGATCAACCGGCTGGCAGCCGGTGATATTGTCGTCTCCCACAGAGAGTTCATTACAGATGTTGCCGGATCAGTTGCTTATTCCAATCAGCAACTTGCAGTCAATCCGGGCCTGGTGAACACCTTTCCTTGGCTCTCCCGTATTGCAGCGCAGTATGAGAGCTACCAGTTTGAGAGACTTGACTTCGTCTTTGAGACTGTCGCCGCAACCTCGGCGACCGGGACTGTGGCCCTTGCAATCGATTATGATGCAAGTGATGCCGCGCCGACAACCAAGACCCAGATCATGTCTTACCGGAATGCTGTACGCACTCCGGCTTGGTCAAATTGCGCTAATTGTTCATTGCGCGAAGATCTCTCCAAGCTCAAGTCCAACTACGTACGTTCGTCCGGCCTATCGGCGAACCAGGATGTCAAGCTCTATGACATCGGCAACCTCAACATCGCCGTCCAGGGACAAGCCGGGACGACGGCTGTTGGGGAACTGTACGTTGAGTACATTGTCCGTCTCATCACACCTCAGCTCGATCCGTCCAATGGACAGAGCTCTGGTATGTTCGCTGGTACGTCGAATGCGGCGCCGGCGGCAACGGTCACTGGAAATCTTCCGGCGACCGCTGTGAGCGGTGGCACGACCACAAGCACCACCACCTACACCTTCACACAACCCTTCCAGGGGCTCTGTGCTGTTGCGTTCACAGGTACGGGCATCACCGCTATTACCTTTACCACCGGTACAGCGACGGTGGTTGCAGCGGCGACAATCAACACAGCGGCAACAATCACGACTGGGTATGCGACCATTAACGCCCAGATTGGACAAACGTTCATCATCGTGGTTACCAACACCACCCTCACCCTGACTCAGTCTCGGTTTGGGCAGTATCTGGTTGCCAACGGATAAGGTTCCGTCTTCACCAATTGGTCTGGCCCGACCATGCACTTAGCTCAGGAAAGAGCATCCAGGGAGCGATAAAGTCGCTCGCGTTGGAGAGATAAAACCACTCAAGCGAGGGGGGCCGTCTCTCTAATCGATAACAGAAGCACATTAAATACGACGCTAGTCGCCGGC